TTGCGGCTGTTGCCCATGTCCCGGTCGCTGTTCGAGTAGGTGTAAAGCGACGCGAACGGCGGACTGAAAATGCTGTAGTGAATGCTGTCTGAGTCAAGTTGCTTAATGCTCTCAACGCAGTCGCCCATGTACAGGTCCCAGTTGTCGCCGGACTTGTGCTCAGTGATGTGTGGCGCCACTTGGCGCTGGATCTTTTTCAGTTGTTCCATGGTGGTTTGCTTCATGATGGTGACCATTGATTCAGCCATTGCGATGCTGTCCGCTTCTTTGCGGCGGATGTTGTCGATCACGCGGCCTTCGGCCACGTCGTAAATGATGTGCGCGTTGACCGGGTGCTGCTGCCCGAATCGCCAGCACCGGCGGATGGCTTGATAGAACGCCTCGTAGCTGTGAGACAACCCAACGAAGGCGACGTTGTGGCAGCCTTGAAAGTTGAGTCCGAATCCGAAGATGCTGGGCTTGCTGACCAGCACGCGGATCTTGCCATCTTGAAAGTCGATGGCGGACTGTTGCTTGTGATCGTCGCTGTCGCTGCCTGACACCTCCACCGCGCCATCAATGGCAGCAGTCAGCGCCTTGGATTCGTCGTTGAGATCACACCAGATCAGCCATTGCTCGGTGCTGTTATTGGCCAGGGTTGCGGCTGCATTAACGCGCATCTGCAGCGATGCTTTGCGCACATGTCGCTGATCGCTCAGGGTGCGGGCTTCCATGGCAAACAGCGCCATCTGGCCGGCGTCGTCAGCCATCGCCTCGCGTGGTGTCTCGACGGTGCAGTCATTGATCTGAAGCTCGGGCAGGATGAAGCTGCCGTCGTCGTAGCCCAGATCTGATGGCTTGCGAATGGTGACGGCCCAGCTGCAGACCCACTCCCAGAACTTCGACTGAGCGTGACCCTTGAGCCGCCATTTGCTGGTATCGCCGCCGTCGTGGACAAAGAACATCGCCAGCATCTCGGTGCGGGTCATCACACCGATGAACTCGGCATGGTTGCCTAGCTCCATGTGATCGTTCGGCGCTGGTGTTGCTGAACAGGCCAGCCGGAATGGCGTCTGCGCGAACGACTCAATGATCTGATTGCGGATCTTGCCGGTGTACGCCTTAAGGATGCTGCTCTCATCGAGCACCACGCCATCGAATCCCGCCGGGTCGAAGTGGCCGAGCTTCTCGTAGTTAGTGATCGTGATGCCGGGCTGCACCTCGGCCTGGGTTGCAGCGAACGCGCATGGGATGCCGAACTTGGCCCCCTCCCGTACGGTCTGGTGTGCGACGGCCAGCGGGGCTAAGACAAGGACGTTGCCTTTGGTGTGACGACAAACCTGGGATGCCCATTCCAGCTGCATGGCGGTTTTGCCCATGCCGCAGTCGGCCCAGATGCAGAACCTGCCAACGCGGCAGGCCATGGTCACGATGTCACGCTGAAATGGGAACAGCGGCGCCGTGAACTGCTGCGGGTCAAACCCAACTGCAGGGCAGGCGGTGGACTTTGAGGCTAGGAAGTCTGAGTAGGTCATAGGTTGCATCTGGCAGCAACACCCTATAGGATGGCGCAAGTCTCTGCAACCCATGGAGAACGCCGACTACCACGCCCACCCCGCCATCTCAAAGTCTCATTTGGATCTCATCGCAAAATCCCCGCTGCACTACTGGGCGCGCTACATCGACCAGAACCGGGTGCCCACTGAGCCAACTGATGCGATGCGGCTCGGGACTGCTGTCCACGCGCTGACGCTTGAGGCTGATCAGTTTGAGGCCCGCTATGCCGTGGCCCCTGCCGTTGACCGCCGATACAAAGCGGGCAAGGAAGTATGGGCCAAGTTCCAAGCTGAAGCCGGTGGCCGCGAACTGATCGACGCCGACGACCGCGCCACCATCAGCCGCATGGCCGAATCAGTCTGGCGCCACCCGGCCGCGGCGATGCTGCTTCATTGGCAGGGCAAGGCCGAGACCACGCACATGTGGACCGATCCGACCACCGGCGCCGAATGCAAGTGCCGGCCGGACTGGCTGACCAATGACGGCAACCTGATCATCGACCTCAAGACGACCGAGGATGCCAGCCCGAGCGGCTTCCAGCGCAGCGTGGCGAATTATCGCTACCACGTGCAGGCCAGCTGGTACCTCGACGGGGTTGAGGCGGCCACCGGCCACCGGCCCGATCAGTTCATCTTCATCTGCGTGGAAAAGAAGCCGCCGTATTGCTGCGCCGTCTATGCCGCCGATGCGGAGATGATCCAGATCGGCGCCGAGACCGCCGCGCGTGATCTGGCCCGGTTGGTCGAATGCAAGGCCAGCAACACCTGGCCCGGATACAGCGACCAGATCGAGCCGCTCAGCCTGCCCGCATGGATGCGGCCGCGGGCTGATGGTTCACTGCCTAACTCACCTGAGATCGAGACTTACTGATGAAGAACCGCAACCTTTACGCGCCGGACAGGCTCAAGCCGTTAATGCCGCCGCCGCCGTTAATCCACCCAGACATTGAGACGGACCGGATCAACATGCGGCGTTATGCAAGAGAGCGCTATCTAGCTGGTATTTACATCGACACGGACTTCCAACCATGACCGACCAATCCACCGCCCTCACCATCACCAGCACCGGCTCCGTCTTCTCGGGGATTAAGGCGTTCGAGGACGCCCAGCGGATCGCCAAAGCGCTTGCCAGCAGCACGCTGATTCCGCCACAGTTCCAAGGACAGCAGGGCTTCGCCAACTGCTTGGTTGCGCTTGAGATCGCCAACCGGATGGGCATCAGCCCGTTTCTGGCGATGCAGCACCTGCATGTGATCCACGGCCGCCCGTCGTGGAGCAGCAGTTTCATCATCGCGATGGTCAATGGCTGCGGCCGGTTCAGCCCGTTACGGTTTGAGCTGAGCGGCGAAGGCGACAGCCTTGCGTGTTATGCCGTCGCGACTGACCTGGCCAGTCAGCAGGAGCTGAAGGGGCCGACGATCACGATGGCCATGGCCAAGAAAGAGGGTTGGGCCACGAAGTCGGGCAGCAAATGGCAGACGATGCCGGAGCTGATGATCCGCTACCGGGCCGCGGCATTCTGGGGCAGGCTGTACGCCAGCGACATGTTGCTCGGGATGCAGAGCCAGGAGGAAGTAGTGGATATCGAGCCGGTCAAGGTCACTGAGCAAGCGCCTGAAACAACGACGCTCGACGACCTGAACGCCAAGATCACGGCAGACCCTGACCCCGAACCCGTGGAGATTGTGGCCGATGACCTCTTCTGATTATCTGACCGCGCCGCAGCTGGCGCAGCGTTGGGGGTTGCACCCTGACACGCTGATGCGCTGGCGCAAGGCAGGCAAGGGCCCCGCCTATTTCAGGACGCCCGGTTTCGTGCTCTACCCATTGGCCGAGGTTGAGCAATACGAGAAGGCCAACACCATCACCCACAACGAATCATGACCTTCAAAGCAAACGGCGCACTGTTCAGAAACACCGAGCAAAAGCTGCGCGAGCGGCTGCGCGACCGGTACGACGCATCGAAGAATTATCCGATGTATGACGGCGTGATCGGGGTGCCGGCCGATCAGGCGTATGCGATGGCCAATTACCTGATGAATGCCACGCCGAACGATCGGGGCAACATCCCGATGCGGATTAGCGGCTGGCGCAAGGAGCCGGCCAGCGGCGGTGACGCGTATGTGTCGATGGCGATTGAGCCTGACTACAAGACGCAGAAAGCGATCGAGGAGGCGGGCGCCACTGCCGAGGCCGCGGCCACAAGCCTGGCCAAGGCGACCGGCGGCACGGTGATTCAGGACGACGTGTTCTGATTCATGATCATCAGTTCCAGGCGCGCGATCTCATGGACCGCCGCCTGGAGCATTTCCTGCTGCCGCATGGTTTGCCGCAGCAGCTGCGCCGCGAGCAGGCCGACGTTGCCGTGTTCGGCCAGCCCGCGGCAGTTGGCTTCGAGTTTGAACAGCTTCTCTGGTGGCATGTCTACCGCCATCCATTTGCCGAAATCCATCTAGCCGGGGCGTAGTTGCCCCATCGTGCCAATGAATTGTCCGAAGTGCTGTAGCAGTGATCTCCGCGTGAAGCACACGAACAACAAACTGCCGAGCCAGGTGGTGCGCTATCGGTTGTGCAAAGCGTGCGGGTTCAAGTGGTTCACGGTCGAGACGCGTGTGCCGGACTACACGGTGGGATGGGCTGCGTCGATGCAGTCAAAGCCGGTGCTGCGTGTGCCGGTGACGGTGACGCTGCAGCACGTCGAGGAGGCGGACATGCGGCAGATCCTGCGAGTCACCGGCGGCATGAACAAATGTGACAAGGCCGCTTGATTCGCTGCTACCGGTGGCGTATTGTGGCGAAGTCCACCCGACACCGACCCATGCTCACCGCCACTGCCCTGGTGATCTGGAAGCTGTTCCTGCCGCTGCTGGTGCTGGTCGCTTTGATCGACTGGCTGACCGCTTCCACCGATCGCCGTGTTCGCGTGCTGGCCCATGCCGGCCGCAGCCAGCGCCAGATCGCTGACTCGCTTCACATCACCCGCTACCGCGTCCGCAAGGCGCTCGCATCATGATCAACCGCATCGCCGCCGCTGTTCTGCTGCTGATGGTCTATGTGGCCGGTCTCGACACCGGCCGCACCGACGCCGTGAAAGCGCACCACAACCATCCCGCCTGCCATCAGAACCTGAAGCCATGACAAACTCCGCAACCCCATGGGTCACGCAACGTCAGGCAGCTGACTATCTGCAGATAAGCGAGCGCACCCTGTTCCGCTGGCGCGCCGCTGGACTGCTCAAGATTGGCGTTCACTATCGCCGCAAGTTTCCCGCGACCAACAGTCCGGTCCTGTATCAGCTTGAGTTGTGCGAACAAGCGATGGCGAACTTGTTTACCACCGCAGAAATGCCATGACAACCATGCGCCGCTTCTACTTCCAGATCCGCAGCGCCAACGTGATCGAGGCCATCACGGCGCACAGCCTGACCGAAGCGCAGCAGATCGCTGCCGAAACAGGCTGGCTGCCGTGGTGGTCCGAACTGGAATGGCTCAACCCGCAAACTGTGACCGACCCAGCGCTGCACCAATGAATACCTACCGCGTGATCCTTGAGGCCGATCAGGTCGAGCTGTTGGCGCCGAACGCTGCCACCGCTGTTCTCAGCGCGATGGAGCTGTACCCAGACCAGCAGCTGCTGAACGTCGAGCTAGAGCCCGAATGGGCCGACGATGACCACCCATCACTGACCGCCGCTGAGCGGAACCCGAGCCTGCGATGACCGATCACATCCGCGCCAAGCTCGAAGCGCTGATCAGTGACTCGGGCATGTTCAACGCCGGCCAGCTTGAAGAGCGCCGCCGGTTGCAGTTGTTGATCACCGCAAGGATCGACGAGCTGCGCAGCGCCGGTAGCGTGCCGCATGTCAGCGCCGTGTGCGCTGAACTGCTCAGAATCCGCCAAGCATTGGAACCATGCTGACCCGCGTCCGACTCGACCAGCAACGCGCCGAAATGCTCGATTCGTTGTATCAGGCCAGTGGCCGCACCTGCGGCACCTACACCGGCCTGTGGCAGGAGTTCTGCCAAGACATCGCCACCAACTTCAGGGACACCGACTACGCCGACCTTCACGCTGCCTGCGTGATCGCGATCGACCACACCGAAAGCCACCTGGCCGAGAAGCACGCGCAGCAGTGCATCGCCGTGTGCCGGCGGTTCTTGCTCAGGGAGAAGTGGTTGTGACCGACCGCAAGCCCAACGGCAAAGGCCGCAACTTCACGGTCAACATCAGGATGAGCCGCGAGGAGATCGAGGCCGCGCGGAAGCTGGGCGATGGCAACATCAGCATGGGCTTCAGGCAGGCGATCCGGTACGCGTGCTGGAAGGAAATGCGGCCCATCAAGCTGAGCACCATGCTGCGCTCAGCGTCGGTGATGGCGGCCGCGCTCGAGGATGGCAACCATGAGTGACCACTACCGCCACGGCGAGATCGAGTGCATCGACGCCATCCATGCCGCGCTGACACCGGAAGAGTTCCGGGGGTTTTGCAAGGGCAACGTGATGAAGTACATCTGGCGCATGAACCACAAGGAAGGGCCCGAATCGTTAAGAAAGGCACAGTGGTATGTCGCCAGACTCCTTGGCACCATGGAGCCATGAAGCAGACACACCTGAACTGGCTCGAGCGGTGGGCGCTGAGGCTGCTGCATCACAGCCCGCGCGTCAGCCTGCTAATCCTGAAACCAGTTGACACGACGCTGATCAGTTGGTCGGCGCGGCCTGATGACGAGATCGCCACCGCCATCATTGATGACCTGCTGTGCCTGCCTGAGACCAGCGACGACGAGCCGGCGAGCATGTTGCTTGAACGGTTGTATCACGCGCCGAGTTACGGCGAACGCGAATGATCAGCTTGCACGCCGGCCGACTGCTGCTGGTGTGCAGCTGCTCCTCTCGCAACTGGTGGGCCCATGTTGTGCTGGGCCCGCGGCCTGAGTTGCAGATCAAAGCCGACACCGGCACGGTTCACTTGCCTGATGCGCTGATCCGCGCGCAATCGGTCTACAAGATGGCAGTGGCATCTATGCGGCCCGCTGATGCGCCGCGGATGTGCTGGGATTGTCTGCAGTGGGATATGCGCCGGCAACGTTGCGATCTGGGGCTGCCAGAATCGAAGCGAAGCGGCGGCCGCTATGCGCCCCGGTGCGAGATGTTCCAGCCATGTCGCGCGAATGGGTAACAGCCACGCGTGAACCGTGGTGCCCGCTGATCAAGCAATGCCTCGACGGCATCGACCGCCACAACAGTCTGTGGTTCGCGACAGGCGACGCGTGGCACCTGCATCGAGCTGAGTACCTGCGGCAGTATGTGGTCGAGCTGAAGGACTGGATCCATCGCGATGAGCGCGCCGGAAGTGCTGAGCCGTACTGATCGCGACGGCGGATGGATCGAGACGCTGCAACCTGAAGGTGGCGGCGAGCTGTATTACCGCAGCTGCGCGCACGGAATGTGCCGCTACTCGAGCGACCTGTGGCAGGCTGAGATGTATCTCGACCACCTGCTAGCCCGATGACGCTGCCCGAGATTGCTTACTTGGCCGTGATGTATTGGGTGATCTGCGTGCTGGTCATTCTGCTGCTGAGTCGGATCCTCCCGTGATCCACCGGGCCACGGCCCATTCGCCCAGCTCGGTGTGGAAGTCCTGCTGGCGATACCAGTCAAGCCATGGCTTGTGGCCTTTGCGGCTGTTGCAGCTGAGGCAGCAGGCAACGAGGTTGGCGCGCACCGTCAGGCCGCCGTGCACCTTTGGCACCACATGGTCGAGCGTTGGCGATCGGCCTAGGTCATCGCCGCAGTAGGCACAGCGATAGTTCCAGGCGAGCAGCACCTGATCGCGCGCCGAGCGACGGGTGACCAGGCGGGTTCCGTCAATGTGCGCCTTGTCCACTGAGGTTCGGCGGCAGGGGCATTGCCTGAACCTCGAGGCTCAGGATGTCGTCGTCGTCGTGGATGTGCTCAGCGATCCGGCTGTAGACATCAGCCGGCAGGTCCTCCGGGTCAGCGTCGGAGCGGACCACAACGGTGGCGGAGACTTCAACGATGAAGGCCCGCATTGGATCGCCGCCGCTTGCCCCAACGGTAGCGGGCGCGACTGGATCGCCCGGTGTGTGACGGATTGTGAACGGGCCGCCCTGATCGCGCATTATGCGCTGTCTGTGGTGTATTGTTAGTTCATCAACGCACCGGACCGATGGCTTTCACCGCTCTCTGCCTCGACGATTCCGTCACCACCTGCGACTGCTGCGGTCGCACCGATCTCAAAGCTACTGTTCTGATGCAGTCCGACCTTGGCGAGCTGGTCCACTTCGGTCAGGTCTGCGCAGCCCGCAACAGCGGCAAGACTCGCCAGCAAGTCACCAAGGAGATCCGCGCCGAGCGCGATGCTGCCTTCGGTCGCGCCAGTAATCAGCTGATGGATCTGCGTCGAGCTGGCACCAAGATCACCCGCGAGATCGTTCGTGAAGTGGCCGCCAGCTTCCGGGCTGATGCCACCCTTCTGATCCGGCAGTGGGCGTGACGATGGCAGTCAGCACGAACGGCCGCATAATCGCCGCCGCAGGGTTGGCTATTGCCGCCCATACATTCGTCAGCGCCCCTGGCGCACTGCAATCGTTCCTGCTTGGGTTCCAATTTGCCGTCGTCCTGTTTGCCTTTTTGCTATGACCTACATCATCCACACCGGCCCGTGGCACATCGGGCCATTCCCGACCCACATCGCGGCGCAGCACTTCGCTGAGAGCCACGGCATCGACGACTACCGCATGATCCCGCTCGATGATCCGGCCGAAGCGCCGGGCCGGATTGCGCGATTCAATACTCCCAGCGCACCTTAGGTTTGCCCTTGCGGATGCCGAGGTGAACAAATCCCTTCGGCGCGCCGTAGCCGACGCTATAGGGCCAGTTCTTATCGCACCAGTCCTGGACCGCGTAGATGTCCGCCCCGTGCACGAAGAAGTCAACCGCACCCACACCGGGCCCGTCGTAGAGGTGCTCGCTGCCTGACGCCCCACCCACCTGCCGGTTGATAGCCGGCGGCCTGAATCCCGATGTGATCACGATCGGCTTGCCACCGAACGCGCCACGCACGCGCTCGAGGAATGCTGCCAGCTCGGCGGCTGTATCGACCTGGTGCTGGTGATCGAACCTGCGGGCCTCTTGGTCAAGGGCAAACTCGCCCAGCCGTATGTGCGGCGTGATGTGCGCTGAGAACGGGCTGCTAGGGCTCAGCTTGGCGGTCTGTGACTCAATGCCCCATAGCCTGCCTTCCGCTTGCCTGCGGCGCAGCAGGCCAGCTTCTACGGCCGTTCCAGGGTTGCGGTACAGCAACATGGCCTCAGGGACCTGCGCCCACTCCTTCGCCTTGAGCCGCTTGCTGATGGTCTCGAACCCGGCGGTGCCATAGAAGCCCGAGCCTAGGTTGTAGGCAAACGAGATCAGCGCGCACTTCTGCTGGTCGCTCATCGCCACCCAGAACGGCACGGTCGCGCGCAGCTTTTCAGCAATGCGATCGACCTCACTGCGCAGCAGCATGTCGGCCTCGACCCGGTTGATCTTGTCGCCCTTCTGCACCTTGCGGCCGTCGCTATAGCGCGTGGTGCCCCAGCCGATGGTCCACGGGTCGCCGCCGCTCAGCGGGTCAGGGTAAGCCTCAAGGTGACAGCCCTCAAACTGCTGGATCAGCTGCAGCGCTGCGCCCAAATCAGCCTGCTTGCCGTCTTGGCTCCATGTTTGGAACCACGACTGGTCTCTATTGAACAAATCCGGTGCAACCTTTAACAGCTCCGCTTCCAATTCAACGATCGCCGCCATTTGATGCGGCAGCCCTTTCCAGTAGCGGAACAGGTCGCTTGGTTTGATCGGTGCTTTAGCCACGCTTGGGAAACATCAGGCGTAGTGCCTGCAGCAGCAGTTGGATCCAGCTGTTCGACTTGAGCGGGGTCAGCGCGATGATCTCGCTACCAGCGGCGAGGATGATGGCGATGACGGCGACGGTTTGCGCGTCCATGGTCAGCGGTGGGGGCGTGCTTCAAGGGTAGCCACGCGCTGCTCGACGCCATTCAGCCGCTTGAAGGTTTCCTGTCGATCCGCGCGGATGTCACCGTGGAGCACCTCGAGCTGGGTGGCAATGTGCTCGACAGCCGCAGTCAAACGGATCACGGCATCACGTGCTTCATCATTGCGACGGCTGAAACCCATCGCACCCATTGCAGCCACGCTGATGGATGCCCCAGCAACAGCAGCGATCAGCTCGATCATGCACCTAGGTTAGCGCCCCTGCCCGCGGCGAGGTTTCTTGCCGCGTCGCCGTGGCCGGCTGTTCTGGCCGTAACCGATGCTGGTTGTCTTAGGCGGACCGGGCTGGTGGTCAATTCGGGCGGCGCCAGTCTTGGCTTTGACGGCCATCAGAATCCGCTGCTGGTGCTGTTGGCCGCAAACGACACGGTGTCGTCTGCCACCGGTTGCGGCGCATAAGGATCAGCAGGCCACACGGGGTAATCAGGGCCAGTGATGTAGGCAGCCAGCTCGTCGGTGTCCAGAGTGTCGCGGATAGCAGTCACTTTCACGCCAGTAGCCAGGCGGATGTCCTCGCGCCAAGTCTTAAGCAGGGGGTCAGCAGCTTTGCCGTTGTCGGCCTCCCGGATGATGATCCAGTCCGTAGGGGCCAGCAGCGTGTTCGCGGTAGTGCGTGTCTGCTGCACCCACTGCTCAACCAGTTGCGTGTGGTCTTTAGGCAGACCAGGCCCCCAGTAAAACCGCTGATCGTAGGGTTCGGGGTCAGGCACCTCCGTAATACCAATCGCCTTGCGCTCCTGCGGGCTGCTCAGCCTGAGCCAGTTGGCGGGGTACTGAATGCCAGCGTGCTTAAAGGGCACGTCTGGGCTGAGGGGTTTGCCGTTGAGGAGGAACATAGGTCTAGGTCCGTTCTAACAGTCTAGTTGGAATGACTACTGGGCTTCAAGCTCGGCGGCAATGGCATGAAGCGCGTCACGGGTCCAGTTGATACCCAGACTATGCGCTACATCGGGATGTATTCGCCCTTCCCATTGGGCGGCTAATACCTGATCCGCAGCAGCTCGCAGGGCGGCGGCGGCAATCTCCCGGGAGTAACACTCAGGGTTGATCTCGTACTGCATGGCAGCATCCAGCACCTGTTGCGCAGCGGGCGATAGGTCAGTCATTTGAAGTACCAAGCAACGATAAAACCAATCAAAACGGCAGAAAGTAACGTGGACTGGTAGTCAGTCATCGAGCTGCTCCAGTGCGCGGCGGATGGCCGGAGCATCGAAGCCCATGCCCATTGAGTTGGCATCGCCTCTGAGCTCCTCCAGTTCCTGCAGCGCCTGCTCCTTCAAACTCGGCGGCTTGGGGCGGCGGGCGGCGCGGAGGTCATTGGCTAAGCGCTCACGAAGCCTGGTCTCATCGAGATAAAGACGGCACACCCCGTCGATAATCTCCAGGCAGCACGCCTCTAACTCCTGGTCTGCGGCGTATTGGGAAGCACGGTCGGCGATGAAGTCTTCAAGCCGTGGTCGCTTGGATTCGTCTAGCGCGTCCCACGCAATCCACCATTCACCAGTGACTTCTGGCGGTGGCGCAATGGGTTTCGGGTAGTGTTGGGTCATCGTCGATCCTCCAATCGGCGGTCATGGGGCGGGCAGGTCGCACTGCGCCGCTCCACCACCTTACCACCGTGTCAAGCCGCCCCACAAAAGTCTTGTTCTCTAGTGGGGTCAGCGGGCGCGGGCGTAATTAAATGGCGACTCCGCGAAGGCTGCGTAAATTATCGTGTTTCCGCTGCCATTAATACTGCTTCCGTTGTCGCGCCACTTGAAACCGTTAGACGTAAAGTCAAGGCGCACGCCATTTGCAGCGTTGATTTCCGCGTCGCTGGTGTTAGGAAGTAGGGTCAGTGACATTACGTTGTAAGTATTTCGAGCAGAATCGTAGATTTCCCAAGCACCACTAACTGAGGTATTTTTTACGAGGATGAACCTCGGCCTAAACCCGGTGTACACAAACGGCCCATCTGAGCTGCCGTTGCCGGTATAACTGCCGAAAGAAGAGTACCCGACTACTGGGGCGAAGGCGTACATCACATAGGTGTTGCTGGTGCCGTTGTTGCCGCCATAGCCAGCACTGAAATTGACAACCGTTGAAGTCGGATCACTGTTACCCCAGTATCCGGTAATTGAACCTTGTGCTGCGGTTGAATTAAGAATTAGGTATTTGTCTCTGCCCAGAGAAGAATGGTAAACGACCCAATCAGCAGTTCCATTACGTTGTTTGCAAATCAAGAGACTAGGGGCCACGCCTAATCCGTGCCCCACGCTGCCTGCAGCACCCGTGCCGGTATAAGTGAAGACGCTGAACCCCGCCGTCGCGTTAGCCCTGACACTAGAAGTGATGGAGCCTTGTGTGTTCGTGACGGTGGAGCTTCCGGCGTCCCAGGTCCAGGCGACGTAGGTGCCCGCGCTCTGTCCGAAATTAAGTATTGACGAGCTACCAGCCACATAAGTGAAGCCGTCTGCATTAAATGCGCTTAAGTAACCATCTACGTCGTTTGTGTACTCTGAATTAGTTGTATCTGATTTAAGTCCTTTGCCAACACCTCTCACCGTATCAGTCAGCCAGTTATGCCGAGCACTGCTTCGTTGCTTTGCCCATACTAGGTCTGGGCTAAACCCGAGGCCGGAAATTGATTGGCTGCTGCCGGTGCCGGTCCACAGCACCACGTCCATCACCGTATTAGGCTTTGTGACTAATGAGGCGGGCAGGTTTGCCGTGCAGAGCGCCTTGAAGCCGCTGGGGGCCGTGTAGGCAAAGGCGCGTTGGCCGAAGTTGGCAGAGAACTTCCAATTTAAGAAGCCAGTACATCCGATAATGTATGTCCCCGAAATAGACGAATACGCTTGGCCTTGGGAAACTCCGTTTTTATAGAAAGTGATTGTGCCAGCATCCAAATCAAGCGCCACACCTATCACGTCATTGGCTGTCCAGGTTGCGCCGTAGGAAACAAACGATCCGTTATTTGCCTTGTTGCCTGTGTTGCTTACATAGGCATATGAATCGCCATACCCTAGAGAGTCAATGTTGTTATTTTTGGGAGACGCAATGCCTACAAAGGCATAGTTGCTGCCAGTTTGTGTGCATGTAAATTCTGAATACCATTTGCCGCTGCTTACACCAATGCTGGACAAGGCGGATGAACTTGAGCCACTGTTATTGAAGGTGACATCAAGATTGCCGTTCGCCATTGTCAGGCGGGTTTTATCCGTAACGTACTGATCCAACAGCACCGCATAATTCCCCCTAACCTCACCCCCCACGCCCGTATCCGTCTGCGCGCCGTTGGTCGGCACATCCACCAGCGAATCGTTGCCTGCACCAGCGGTGACCGACAGGTTGTTCGGCGTCCAGTTATTGCTGCCGGCGGCATCCTTGCCCAGCGTGGTAGCCGTGGCGGCGGAGTTATCAGCGAACGTAAGCCTGAACCCGTTGGTGCCGTAGCTGCCGGTGTATGCCTTCGGGATGAGCTGGCCGGTGGTGGCGTCGGTTTCGGTGAAGCTGCTAGGGGTCAGGGCAGATCCATCAATAAAGAAAACATCCGCAAAGTACCCATCAAAGTAACGAGCCGAGTTAAAGCAGTTGCGTCCAATCTCATGCAATGCCGATTGATTTATTCCATAATCTTGGTTTGACACACCGCTCCGGTTATCAGTATCGAACGCAGTCAGCTCAGTCCCGTTAATGTATATTTTTGCTTTGTTTGCGTTGGTTCCTGCGGTTGCGTCAAACGAAAAAAGAACGTGCATCCACGATGAAGGATCACGATAAACTGAAGAAGTAATCAGAATGTTTGTTGTTGCAGTGCCAAGTGTTAGCTTGCTGTTTGAATCAAAATACAGAGCCATGAACCCTGTATTGCTATTGGTTGTGCCGCCGCTAAAAAGAAACTGATCATTGCCTGTTGACAGTGAGGCCCTCTTCACCCACCCCGCCCAGGTCCAAGTCTTGCGGTTGCCAGCAGATGCGGGGGTCCGGCTGAGATACGCCGAGTCGGCTGAGTTGAAGCGCAGCGAACGTGAGATACCCCCTGCGGCAGGTGCAGCGACAGTACGAAGCAGGAGCGGGTTAGCGGAACCGGGGACCAGCATCAGCTCAGGTTGGTGATCAGGGTGGCGGTGATACGGGTGCTGCTCTGCACGGCATACACCAGGCAGTCAACAGCAGCAGCGGTGGTGGTCAACGTCGGCGCAGTCCCGCCTGTGAAGTCCCAGTAGCTGCCATACGCCAAGGTCCGGCTGCCGGTGCCATCCTGCGTGATCCAGATCGCGCCGCTTTGCCCTGCTGTCAGGTTGCTTGGGTTGGCCAGCGTCCTGTTGCCGCCCAGGGTGACGCTGAAGTTATTCGCCAGTGCAAAGTCTGCCGTGATTGTTGCGCCATCAGTCAGCGCTGAGATGGTGCCCCTCTGAGCAGCGGTGAACGTCTGCGCTGTGGCCAGTGCTGCAAAGCTCGCCCAGGACAGCACGCCGCTGCCGTTGGTGCTCAGTGCCTGTGAGCTGCTGCCGTCTGTAGCGGGCAGGGTCCACGTAACATTGCTGCTAACAGTGGCAGGTGCCTGCAGCGCGACCCAGTTGCTGCTATCAGAATCCGCAAACCGCAGGTCAGACTGAGCGTTAAGCGTGATGTCACCCGTAAAGGTTGCACCAGACAGAGCAGCCAGACCAAGGTTGGCGACGGTCACATCACCGATCGTGATCCATGCGCTGTTTGCACCGTTGCGCAGCTTTAGAAGTGGGTTCGGGCTGGCGCCTGCATCAATCCAAAGCTGGTACGCGTAAGTGGTGGTCGGCGCCGAGGAGCCAGAGTTTTGACTGACGACCGCTGCAAGGATCGTGTTCAGCTCAGCGCGGAAGTTGGCGCCTGACTGGTTTGCAATGTTGTAGTCAGTTGCCTGTGCCATTAGGTGATCTGCCTGCCGTGACCGACGGCCTGGTAGTCAAAGGTCTTGCTCACCATGCTACCGCCACTATTGCGGAAGGTCACTGTAAAGCCAGTTCTGCTGATACTGCCGACCGTGAAATAGTCACCCGTCGCCATGTCCTGTGCGGTGATGCCCACGCTTGGCGTGCCATAGAACGCTGTCGGGAATGTGACCGCATACGATCCGGCGCCGCTGCTCAAGTTGCGTTGCTGCTCTGTGCGCCGCTCAAAATGCGTGATTACGCCCAGCTCCTCAATCACCACGTTCTGCGCCGCGTTGGTGGTGGTGGCCACAACCTTGAACTGAAACCCGCGCCCACGGTGGGTGTTGTTCACAAACGGCTGCCAGCTTGCCCAGGTCGGGGTGCCAGACGGGTTGTCGCCAGTGGTCCTGACGAAGAGTTGGCAGTTAGCCGCGCCAAGGTCATCACCGTCGATGTCATCCCACAGATCAATCAAGTCAAGGCGTTCGTCCCATGTGTTGCCCGGCTCGTAGGCGCGTGTCTTGAGGATCTGCTGCAGGCCAAGGTCGTAGGTGGCGCCAAGGTCCAGCGTTTCGTAGAACTGGTAGCTGCCCTCGCTGGCTGAGCCGCCGATGTAGTCAATCAGGCCCAGGCCGTCCCAGTTGTTATCGGTGGCCATGTCATCGACCAGCTCATCCGCCGCCAGCACCAGGCCCACCTCGGCCTCGTTGTAGTACAGGTTTGTGCCGGTGCCATTGAATGGCGGGCTGTTGTCTTCCTCTCTGTATTCCTGCACCAGCAGCAGGTCCTGAGGAGCGGGCAGGTCAACCACGACTGTGGCCACGCCTGACGACTCATTGCCGAGCGAGTCAAAAGCGCGGATGAAGTAGGTGCCCTCAAGCAGTGGCACGATCTTGCGCGTGCTGCTGCCTGCAACGGCTGGCACGATGTCGTTCGCTTTGCCCCATGTCGCCGTGACATCCGTGATAGGCGTGTGCCTGATGCGGATCTTGCCGCCGATCTTCACGTCCAGGTCAACCGCCTGCGGCCAATACAGCTCAGCCGTGTGCTCGTCAATCGGGGCGATGAACAGGTCAGGGATCGTGGCGGGTGGTGCGGTCTTACCGATCGCGTCGAAGGTCTTGACGGCCGGTGTCGAGCGCTTGCTGTTGATTGCGCCCAGTGCTGTCACCTCGATCTCGTAGCGGCCAACGTCGCTGTTGGCAATCTCGAAGTCAACCGAGCGGGTCGTATTTGCCACCCAGTTGCCGTTGTTGTAGCGGTAGCGCACCTCATAGCTGAGAGCACGAGCAGCAGCACGCCAGCCGATGATCAGCTTCGATAGCACCTGCCCGTTGCTTTCGTATAGCACCTCATTGACGCCTAGGTTCGTTGGCGTTTCGGGCGGTTCGTTCAGGTCTGATACGTCGCGCTGGCTTAGGGGGATGTCCCGCTCGATGTAGTCATACTTGCTTGGGTTATGGGCAACAGCCGTGACAGCAAAGGCGTCGCCTTCCTCCTTGATCGTCAACACCCGCCACGTTGACATCTGAACGGCGGAGTCGCCAATGGTCCACGGCGCACCAGCAACAGGCGCTGCAGTCAAGACCGTGCCAGTACTGACTGAGTTGCCTACCAGATTTGAGCCAGCAACGACTGCCAAGGTGCCATCAGGCAGCAGCACGTTGAACGTGAAGTCATTTGGCGGGCCGCTTGGGAACAGTTGAACGTCATCGCGGTCGAGCTTGACCACCGTCGTTGTTGAACCACTTATGCAGCGGCCGGAGCGCACCACACCAGCACGCACAGGATCACCGATCTTGATCAGGTCACCAGGCCGCACCGTGATGCCAGCGGCGATGTCCGTCTTGAAACTGACGACCTCAGTCTCGTTCTGTTCGGTGTACAGCAGCCATTCGCCAACGCGTCGGGCCTGGTTCTGGCTGGTGCAGGCGAACGCTGAGATCTCCGTTTTGACAACACCGAACTTATCAATGCCTGCCTTGTCTTCGACCACCTCATAGGCAAGGTCGCGCAGGTTCATGTCGAAATATTGCACAACAGCAACGGTGTGCCGTGTCTTCAAGCTGCTGCCGCTGTAGCTGAACCCTTCCTCGGTGACGTTGGTCTGGTTGAAGATGTAGCTGTAGTCCTGCGGCCGGTCCTGCGCGATCTCAAGCGTGCCATTGGCCCAGAACGGCATAGCGCGAAACACTGAGCACAGATCGCTGATCAGCTTGAACGCTTCTTGTTGCGTCTGAATGACGACATTGCATGAGAAGCGCGGCTCCTGGCCTGTTTTGCCATCGGATACAACCTCAGTGCAATATTGACTGGCGGCAAGAAAGCTCCACTTGTCGAGCTGCGTAGCGTCGATGTGATCGCCAAACCCATAGCGGGTGCTGGTCAGCAGGTCCCACAGGATCCACGCAGGGTCTGTCGTCCACTGTGCTGCACCGAAATTGCCTGACCATGTGCCCGCATAGATCAGACGGCCGTTGGTCTGGTTGACAGTGGCATTGCTAGGGATGCGCACCTTGAGGCCACGAAGGCGGTACGAACGCGAGGGGATGCTGTTGAACTGTTCAGCGCTGAGCTTGACGGCGAATAGTGCGCTGTTGGGATAAGTGGTCTTGGCGTTGATCTTTTCGGTGTAGTCGTACCAATAAAAGTCGCTATTCTCCGTCTGCTCACCTGATGGTGCGGCATCTGCATTGACACGCACAACGCGGATGTCAACCGGTGCTGCTGCGGTCAGGTCAATGCGATGAATACGTTGATATAGATCAGCCGTGCGGCCCTTGATCTCACTTTCAACAACAGTTGAGAATGGTCCACCGCTGTATGACGTTTGAATCCTGTATTGAATGACAGCGCCCTCGACGTCGCCATTGTTCTTGAAGATTTGAAGTGCAGGCGTGCCGATCGTGACGCGCACAGCGTTGACATCAGGGTCAGTGATTGACCGCGTAACCGCCGCTGCCTGTGTGACTTTTGTGTTGACGACTGTGGTGCTCTGGTTGGCGTCACCTACGTTCTGCGTATAGGTCTGATTCTGTGTGCCGGTGCGAAACTCAAAGACGCCGCCAGTTGTATCAAAGTTGTAATCAGAAGCCTGAACGGCAGACGGGTTGGCAGTCGAGCGAAGGATTGGCGTGTTGTTGAGATAAACATCCTTCAACATCGCTGTGTTGTATTCCGTCGTGCCCAGCGTGTAACCACGAGCAGATGGGAATCCCTCGATCTCGCCTTCACAAAGAAGGTCAATGATCCGCGCTACCTGCCGTGAATCAAGATTGTCTTTTGTGACGTTTGCACTACCGCCGCCACCACCGCCTTTGCCACCGCCACCACCGCCGCCAGCACCAGCGATCAAACGCTTCGTCATGACGCAACCTCTTCAGTATTGATGCCAGCCGAAACGACAATACTTCCAGTAAACACTTCGCCGTAAATGATTGGCACAGGCACGCCCTGCCGCGAGACGTTCTGAATACCAGAGAAGCTGTACGACTTGCGCGGGTCGTTGTCGCCGTCGGTCCCCTGTTGGATTGTTGGCGTAGGGGTGAGCATTTGAGCGACGCCCCCCAAGATCAAGCTGGCGCCGATGCCCACGCCGATCGACACAGCCTGCGGGCCAAGCGTGAACAGACCGCCAGCCAGCGCAGCACCAGGCGCAAACAGCAGCGAGAATGCCACCAGCGCAACACCCGCCAAGATCTGCCCAACGCCCTCTGCGCCAGCGATCACCGGGACAATCCTGATCGGCTCTTGGCTAGCAACAGGGAAATGCAGGTGCTCTGGGTGATCGACCAGATCAAGCTGATTACGGCCCACGGTGACCTTGTAATCGCCCTCCGACAGCACACCGCGTAGGTCAGGGAAGTTGGCAAGCAGGAACCGAATCGCCTCGGCCGGGGTCTTCACAGCAGCCTTAAAGCTGCGCTGCCCTAGATGCTTTGCCAGCTTGCCGTAAACCTTGATAACGCGGAACATCTCAACACCTGCTCCTGTGCCTGACGATTAAGCCTGTGCTCTTCTGATAGTAGCCACCCCAGATGTCACGGCTACTGAGCCGCCCGCGCAAATGATGCAGGATCCGCTGCTCGCCCACGTACACGGCCACATGGTTCAGGCCGGGTGACCCATCAAGCTGCATCAGGATCGCGTCGCCATACTCAGGCTCGTTGATGCCGTGATCTTCAAAGCCTGCCTCAGCAAAGCACCGCTCAAACATGGGTGCATTGTGAAACTCAAGCAGTGATGCAGGCCGCTCCCAATCCGGCAGGTCGAGCGCCATATCCTCTCTGTACCAGTCCCGCACCAGCGTCCAGCAATCGCTCACGCCCCACACCCACTCCCGCCCGATCAGCGGCGCCTGGTAACCCTCCGGCCGGATCTCACACCACATCTCAGTGCCAGGGTTGCAAATGTGCCAGACCAGCCCGGACTTTTCGCAGGCCATACGGTCGGCTTGACTTGGCTGCGCAGGTGTCTGCGGGTGGCTGTGGAACACGGCGATCACCTCGCCAGCGTCCTCTGCAGCGGCATAATCGTCAGGGTCAAGGATGAAAAAGTCTTTGGCGGGTGCCAGGTTGCTGCAGGGCCAATATTGCTCGCGGCCTTTGATGATGACGACCAACCCGCACGCCTCGCGTGGTGCGTCCTTGAGCGCATGTTCCAGCGCGTTGTGTTTCCAGTGTGTCATCCGTAGAACGTACCAGCGCTTGGGAATGATCCGAAGGGTAAGTCGTTGAACTCACCAAAGCGTTTCCTGCATGAACTGATCCGCTTGCCGCATACATCACGCAACGGGTCAACGGTGCCGGTCTGCACCAGAGGCTCGACAGCGCTGGCGTAACTGGATGTCCAGAGCGGAGTATTGGCGCCTGTGTACACAATGAGCTGACCGGTCGTCGTGATGCTGAGTCTGTTGTTGCTGTTGCCGCTGACGCCTGTGATCTCATACTGCGGACCCGCCTCCGTCATGGTGCCCAGCGTTGGGTGATTGTTTCTGAACGGGTTGTTGCTGCTCAGGGTCTTGGGCAGGTTGATCACCTCTCCCTGGTAGTAGCTGCCTGTTGAACTGCTGATTGACTGACTGCTGATGATGTTCCATGCAAACGACTCACCTGTGTAGTGATCAACAGGCAACGCAGCAGACGTGAAAGTGAACTGAACCGTAATCGTGCGACCGCTGACCGTGAACGTTTCTGTTTGCGTGTTAGTCAATCCCGCGCTAGCAGGTGATGATCCAACGCATTCCCAACCAAAGCCACCAGAGCGACCGTTCAACACGTTGGTTGGATACCAGCCAAGGAATGCCAAGCCCGTTGGTGATGCGGTGCCCACCGTGTTGCTGGCCCAGACCGCGCTGCTGCCATTGGCGATAACTAGGTTGCCATCAGCCTGCATTGTGATCCGCCAAGTGCCGTCACCACGGTTTGTTCCAGTCGCCCAGACAGGCACGTTCGCCTTGTTGTAGACCACGAAGTTGCCATCAGCCTGCATGAGTGCCCGATACCAACCATTTGACGAGACAATCGCGTCGCCTTCGTTCAACGTCTCGTTGACGTTGAGCTGAGCGCCAAATGCGGTTGAGTTGAAGTTGGTTGCAGGTGTGGCCCCTAAAGCGTTGTCATACTCATCAAAGTAGTTGCTGCCTGTATAACCGCACTCAGCGCTGCGATATTTCCACTGACAGATGTTCGCGATCACCTGCCGCTTCGGTGCACGCACACCAGCCAGGTCGAACACGGCCGCCAACTCAAATTCAACAACGTCCCTGTTCTCAACTGACTTGCGGTCGATGTAGTAGATCTCACGTGGCATCTCCTCGTCAGCCGGTACGCCATAAGGGTTAACGCCATCAGTGAAATTGACAGGGTCAAGAAACCTGCTCAACGTGCGGATCCTGATCACCTTCGCGCCTGTTAGGTCGTTGCCGATTGTGAAGCTGTTGACACTCAGCAACAGCGCCGAGATATTACCGAGCAGGTTCGAGACGCGCACCTTCGGTCGTGGCAACTGGCCAGTGCCGTTGTACTCAAAGCCCTCGACCTCGATCGGCAGTGCCTGGTATGGCTTGCCTTTCCAGATGATGTTTCCTGATGGCGTCTTCTGATTCGCGCCAGGGTGAAAGTAAACAATCTCTGTCGTGCCGTGCAGCGTCGCGTCAAGGTGCAGCTCAAACAGCTCGATGATCGCGTAAGGATTGGAGCTGAGCAGCTCCTGGAACATCTCGCTCATATGTCAATCACCCTCCTGAAGCGTGCTGTGATTGTATTTCTGTTGCATCCAACATGGTCCGCTCGCCATTCGTCACAGACATAAGCGTTGGTTGCCCCAAACGGTGTTGTCCAGTTGAAAGGCTCCACAGCGCCGCGAGCGCTAAGGAATGACGTGATCTCCGTGCGCTCAGAATCTGTTCTGTTTTCAAACACAAGATCCCATTGCTTTAAGTCTGTATTCAACCCATACCGCAAGCGCTGCTCATAGCCATCGCCAAACTGCACGCGACGCACACGTGGTTGGCTGATCTGCGCTGCAGGGTAACTGGCGATCCAAGTGAAAGTTGTGGCTGCCATGGTTATGCCGCAAGTAAGCCGCCAGGACGCTTCTGACGAATCAATTCTGCCTGCACCGCACCAGCAACGGCGCGGCCCAAAGCAGCGCTTTGGCCTTGATCGCCCTGGACGCTGCTGCCGGTGGCGTCCACATTGACCACCACGTTGGTGGTGCCGCCGCCGCCTGCGACACCAAGCCGGCCGTCGCTGCCACGCTTCAGTGGCATGATCGCCTCGGGGCCAGCCTCGCCCATCAGCCCGAAGCGACCAGCGCCGCCGCTTGCGAACGGGAACACGGTTGGGCGGGTGACCATGCCGCCGTCAAACACGCCGCCATTGGCGAACAAACCGCCGGGCCTGAGCTTGACGGTTGACAGTGCGCTCGTGCCTGTCAAGAAATTGCCACCTGGCAGCAGGCTTTGAATAGCTTGCAAGATCGGCGCAATGATCAACATGCGCGTCACCATGCGGGTCAGATCCTCGACGACCGACAGTGCAAACTGCTTGAAGTTGAAGGAGCCCGTCGTTGTCAGACTAACGATCGCGTCCTCAAGGCCTTTGAACACATTGCCCGATAGGTTGTTGATGTTCTCGCGTAGCGTGCCGATGCTTTCTAGATAGTTGGCGATCCCATCGCGGGCGCCTGATAAAGCATCGGTTTGCTGGGATGCGGCATCGCCAAACTCTGACATCTTGATCGCAGCATCGAGAGCGCTTTGGCCAATCTCGTTCAGGCCGTCAATATATTCGCGCTGTGCCAACGTGTTTTGACGGTCAGAGAAAGCATTGATTGCTTCTCTGAATGGTTGAATGTCCAAGTCGCCACCAGCAGCGCGCACGTCTCTAGCGAGTTCAACAACCGCCATCGTCATCCGATCGACCTCTCTGCTAGCCTCGGCCGTCGCTTGCTGCCGGCGCAGCATTAGCTTCTCCATCGGGTCAGCGCCCACACCAGCGATCTGGTTGTCAAGATCCTCGACGTTCTGCCGATACTGGTTCAGTAGATCGTTGGTCTTTTGCGTTAGGTCACGTCGCTTTTCAAATAGCCGTTGCTGCTCATTCGCCGCACGCTTGGCTTCTGCTGCAGCGCGCTTTGCGTCTGCCGCTGCGCGCCTGTCTGCGTCAGTAGTGTCCAGATCCATGGCGCGACCACCCGTGCGGCGGCCGGTGCCGGGCGATGGCGCATCGGTGAAAAGCTTTTGAATCTGCGCGAAGTCTTGCTTCGCCTGTTCAATCATGCTGCCGACCCTAGTGCGATAGATCTCGGCCGCACCGGCGAAGTCGCCCTGCACCGCTTTGCTGATGACCTGGAACGCCGCGACTGCATTCTTGATGAACACGTCGAACAGTTTCACCGTCGCAAAGATAAAAGCCGCAACTGATTGAATGCCAACCTTGATTACGCTAAATAGTGCATTCCAATCGTTCTTTGTGTCAAACAGATCCCCGAACACTTCAAGGATCGACTGCAGCGCCGGCAGCAGCGCGTCGGTCAACTCAAGCCCGAAGCCCTGCGTCTTGATGCCCAATTCGGTGATCGTGTCGCTGAACAGATCCGATCTCGCAGCAAAGTCTTCGCCCACCTTGAAGGTGAACTTTTCCATCGCAGCTGAGCCTTCATTGAGCAATGGGATTAGCTCGGCGCCAGACTTGCCGAAAATTGCTACGGCCGCGGCGGCTTTCTGCGCCCCATCAGGCATGTCAGCAAAGCGATCGGCAATCTGCTTTAGCGCTTTGTCAGATGACACAACCTGCCCATCGGCACCCTTGACCGAAACGCCTAGGGCTTGAAACTTGCGAGACAGATCCTCGTTACCCTCGGCTGCTTTGACCAGATTCACGTTGAGCTTGGTCAGGCCCTTGCCTAACGTGCCCATGTCAACGTCGGCCAATTTGGCGGCGTTGCCGATAGCAATCAACGCGTTGGCGGCGACGCCTGTCTTTGCCTGCAAATTGAACAGCTCGTCGCCAGCGTCAATCGCGGTCTTGACCACTGCCGTCAAGCCAGCGACAACAGCACTGCCAGCAATGGCTGCGCCGAACCCTGCGACAGCAGTCTTTAGGTTGTTAAATCCCAGCGCAGCATTCTTGGCCTGTCCCTGCAGGCCTTGCATTGAGTTGCCCAGCCGGCGGATGTTGTTCTCGCCTTGAACGTCCGCCTTGATGCGGAGCATGGCGTCGAGGTTCATCGCCATGTCATGCGCTCCGCTCGTTCAGGGCTGCCATGGCTGCGGCCTCCATCACCTGCAGGTCCTCAAGCATGGAGCGCTGATCCTCCACTTCATACAGTCTAAACACCCACGCCACGGCGCCATAATCCAACCCGATCACCCCGCCCATGCTGGTTCGCCATTGCGTCTGCAGGCGGCACCACATCAGCACCGATGGCCAGTTTTCTTCAAACACCTCAAGGTCGCCTTCAGGCTGCTGCTCAGGCAACGCCACGCCAAGCACCGCCGCATCATCTTGTGAATCATCCTTGATTCCGCCGCTGGCCCAGTGCTCAGCGGCCTCGATTAGTTTTTTCGCTTGGCTCCTTTAATGCTGTCCATGTACGCCTTAAGGATCGCCACCGATAGCAAAGGCACCTCAAGCAACTGCTCAAGTGCACCTTGACTGAATGGGATCTCTTTGCCGCTGTCATCGCTGACGCCAGACCAGCCGACCAACACCTCGGCCGCCAGCTCGGTGATGCGATCCAGTTCGCTTAAGTCTTCAAGCCGTTGCAGTTCGGCCACCATTGGTCCGACCTTGCTTTGAGGCAAGCGCTTGAACTCGCCGTCAAATGTCTGCCGCTCATGGCGGCCGCCATCGACGGGAACGTCAAAGGCGACCGGCCAGGTGTAGGTGTCGGACTGCTTGAGAATGAAAGCCATCAGGCGAATGTAAGGGTGATCTCGTCGTTGCCCGCGCTAGACGGGATTGCGACGTAAGGCAGGTTGAGCATCTGAATGCCGTCTTGGTCAGAGTAGGTCGGGTTGCCAATGTCCACAATCGGGGCCAGCAGCGTGACGATGTTACCGGCTGTGATGCCATGCTGGAAAGTGACCAGGCCGGTGGTGTCGTTGTTAGCGACTGTGAAGAAATCCTTAGCGGCAATGGTCGGGGCCTCGATCACAGCGGTGCCAGCAGGGGCGCGGTTGGTGATGGTCACCGACTTGTCGCAGCCGACCAACTCGCGGTAAAGAACCTCATTGGCAAGATCAAAGCTCAGTGACTGCACGCAGGCCGAGTCATAGCCAAGGATCGAAACCGCAACAGTGTTGCCAGCCTTGAAGATCGCAGGGGTGGCCTGATTGCTGTAGGTGACCGCAGGGGCAGCTGTATCGGTCGGGGCGTTGTAGATGCCCGTCATGGTGAAGCTAATTGTCGGGATCTGGCCGACTTCGCAGTTCAGGCTGAAGGTGCCACGGCAGCCGGTGGCTTTGTGCAGCACGCCGCTGTTGTTGAAGTACAGGGTCGCGCTCTCAAAGCTGTCGCTCACCGGCTTGTAACCGACGTTTGCCGAGATGCTGTAGGTACTGGTCGCGTCAGGCGTGAAGGCTGTCGTTGACTTCTGAACGGTGGCCACCTTGCTGGTGCCGTTGTAGTCAGTGATCACGCCTTTGCTGCCGCTGCCGGTGCCGCCTGTGAGGCTGATCACCATGCCGTTGTAGATGTCGTTCGTGCTGCTTGCGCCAGCGGCGAGGGTGATGCTGCCAGCCGAGCCTGCCTGTGCAGTGCCGGTGATGGCAGAACCTGTAGTGGTCACGGACATGCCGCAGGCGCGCAGCAGCGCGTCCACCTTCGACGCAGTGCCAGCTGCGCCAGAGCCAGCCAGCTCAGCCTCAAACGTAATGCTCACGCGAGTGTTGGCCAAGATCTGGTCGGAGTTGCCGAGATACGGCCGGATCAGGTCGCGGCTGACGGTCTCGGACTCGATCGGGGTGATCTCAAGGTTGCGGACCAGCACTGCATCAGTGCCGGCTGGGCTTGAATCGGTCCCGTAGGTTGATTCAATCTTCGCCAGAATCAGGCGTTTGCGGCTGAGCAGTGCCATTGGTTGGGGCCTCGGTCAGGGGATAGTCCATGGTGCACTCGGCAGACGTGCGCTCGATGAGCTTGCGCTTGCCGGTTTTCTTGTCCAAGACGTAAGACCCGCCTTGGCCGTGATACTCATCCATCGTAGCTACCTATGCTGTGGCCAGATTAGTCACACTGGTGCGATAGCGCACCAGGTAATCGCAAGCGATCACGCCGGCCGGCTGGTCCGCCTCGACCATCTCAAAGTTGACGCTTTGCGGTTGCACGTCGATCGCATAACCGCCCAGCGTTAGGTCGGCCATCAGCTTGGCGTGCAGGCTCTCGATGGTCGGGTCAGCCAACTGATCCGGCACGTTGCCGCGCACAATCACCGCGATGCGCACCGTCAGTGACCAGTCCAGCGTCGGCAGGCTGGTGTTCTGCTCGGCCGTGTCGCTGATCGGCTCGATCACCAGCGCTGGGCTTTCACCCCTAGTGAGCGGTTCCACCCTGCTGCGGTAGATGCGCGTACTGACGCCGGTGGTGCCTGCCAGCGCCGAAGCAATAGCGGCCAGGATTGACTCGCGGCGCGTTGTCATGTGTCGCAGCAGACGGTCATCGTGATGCTACGACCGGCGCCGCTGGCGGTCACATCCAACCGCAGATAACGCACCGCGTAACCGTGAAAGGTGTGAATGTAGTTGCCCGCATCCTTTGTCTTTGCCTCGTCCATGTTGGCCCAGTCAGTGCCATTCATGGAACCCTGCAGGTGGTAGGTGATCTGGCCGCCGGTGATCTTGTCAAACGTCGTGATCACGGTGCCATCACACTCGATCGAAGCGCTCGAGCCAGTCGTGCCGGTGATCGCGGCAAACGTGTGGATGTTCTGCGGGCGATCCGCGTTGCCGCCGACGATGGTGCTCATGTCTTTTGAAGCCCGAGTTGAACGATCTTGCCGTCATCCATCAGCATCACCTCGCGCACGGTGTAGGCCACAGCATCAACCGTGATCGAGCTGCCGCGGGTCAGTGTGCCGAAGTCAGAAGCCTTGGCGGTCAGTGTGTAGTCGGTGCTGAGCACCATGCCATTGGCCAGCACTTGGCTTGGCATGTCCAGGATGCCAAGGGCAGTAACGGCGCCAGCTGTGCAGCTGACGCCGAAGTCTGCCAGGAAGATGCCGAGATCCTCCGTCAGCGCCATCAGCTGTACTTCTTCGAGCCGAGAGCAACCACCGAAACAGCGCCGGTGCCGGTGCCGCCGGTAACGGTGAAGAGCACGCGAACATAACGACGCAGGTCGTTGCTGTTCAGGTAGATCTTCTCCTGGAAGGCGGTGTTAGCAGCAGCAGCGGTGAAGCCGCCACCGGTCACGTCAACGAAGTCGCCGCTGGTGGTCGTGTTGCTGTGCTGAATCTTGGCGGTCAGGGTGACGCCAGAACCGGCAGCAGCGGCATCGATGATGAAGGCAACGTCACCTTCATAATCAAGCAGATCAACGTTGGCGGGGGTGCCAGCGCCGGTCGATGCGACAACTGCGTTGTTGTGAACTTCAAGCAGATCCGTTTTGGACCCGAGATTGTGGATGGTCATGACTTAGCCCTCCGTCTGGGGGTTGTTGGTTTGCGGGTCGGCTCAGGTCCGAACTGAGCCAGATCAGCCACCTCTGCGATGGCTTCAACAGCTTTGCCAATACCGATCAGGAACTTGGCGTCAGAGGGGGATGCCTCAAGGACATCCCCGATTCTGGCCACCTGCCCTGCCAGCATTGTTTGCCGTAGGACCTTGATCAACATGATCAGAGGGTGTCGTTGCCGCGGCTGAAGGATTCAGGATGGCGAACAGCGATGTCCACGTCCTGCATGGCGACCACGCGCACAGTGCCGGAGGTGCTGTGGGTGTAGGGGTCAACCATCAGATCCAGGCCGGAGAAGTAGCCGATGATCAGGTCAGCGAAGTTGCCGAACCACAGATCGCCGGACTCAACCTGATTGGAGAGCACGCCGCGGTAGCCGTTGACCTCGTTGCCTTCCATCACGAACAGGCCGGAGCCTGCATCCTTGGCCTTGGTCTTCAGACCGCCGCGCATGGCAGCGTTCATCAGGTAGACAGGGCTGCCAAGCAGTGCGTTAGCAGTTGCCACGTCGCTCTCGAGTGCCACAACCTCAGCGAAGGTGGGGATCGCGGCAGCGAAGTTCTCGGTGCCGATGCCGGTGGTCAGCTTCAGGCCGAGGGGTTCGCTGTTGCTGCCGGTGCCATAAAGGCCAGCAGCGTCGATCTTGAGCGCAAGCACGCGAGCCAGGTCGTTGCGGACCATGTTCTCAACGTCGATGCTGGACTGCAGCATCAGGCGGCGGCTGTAGTCGGTGTAGGCAGCAACCGTCTTGGGGGTCAGGCTGACCTGATCCACGGTCTGTTGGCTCTCGGTGGGCGAGCCGCTCTCGGCCACCCAATAGGCGGTAGCAGCGCCGGACTGGCGGGGGATGGCAACGTTGCCGGTCAGGCCGGTCAGCACGGTGGCGCCAGCTTGATCCAGAGCGGAAGCATTGCGCAGCAGGTCGATGAACGAACCAGCATCCAGTTCGGTGGCGACGAGGTTACCGCCAGCGGTGGCAGCGCCCACGTTCAGGTCACGGCGCAGCACATCTTGGGGGATGGTGATGCCGCGTGACTGACGGCCCAGTTTGGCCGCAGCAGCCTCGGAGGCTTCGATCTCGAAGGCAGCAGCCTCGCGGGCCGAGCGATCGGTTGGGTTAGCAAGGAAGTTGATGGCGCGCAGGAAAGAGAAGCTGCGGCTCTCCTTCTCGCTAAGGCCAAGGTCGGCGGCCTGCATGGTCACGGTCTCCTGGTGAATGTTGAGCTTGTCGAGCACAGCAGCGCGAGCCTCGTCGATTGAACGACCAGACTCAACTAGCTGCCGGCCCAGGTCTGCCATGCCGTGCTTGTCGCACAGGGCAGTGATGTCCGAGATGCGGGCGCGTTCGGCCTGAGCGGCCTCGGCCTGCACCACGGCCAGATCGGGGGTGGCGGTTTCCATTAGAGGAATAGGATCGGGGGATGGTGCTGCCGAAGCAGCAGGGGTGTCAGCCTCAAAAGATCGGCCGATCCCGACGCCGGGGTCAGCCGGCACCGAGACAATGCTGATCTCATAGGGAGACCAGGCAGTTGCAACATAGTCACCACTGCCACGCTCCTCCATTTTGTCGATGGAGTAGCCGAAGGAAACATTCCGTAGAACGCCATCCTTCACATCACTCAGGATCTCCTGAGCAAAGGCGTTGCGGCTAAACCGCACGCGTGCATAGCCGCGGCGGCGTTTGCCGTCGATGTATGCCCGCTCAACCACGCCGATCACCCTGTCAGGGTTGTGGTTGAACAGCAGCGGCGCGCCATCGTTCAGGCGGCTCAGGTCGGCTGCTTCTTTATCGTGGCTCAAGATCTCGTTGCCGAAGTAACGCGCGACTGGGAACTCAGAGCTGAAAGGAAACTCATAGGTGCGGTCCTGCACCTCATCGAAGGTGGTCACCTCAGCGCGCTGATACTTGCCGGTAAGGCTGCGCAGCGCCGAGATCTTGGTCAGGGTTGAAAACTTGTGGCCGACCATCGTCTCAGTTGCCTCCCATCCGTCATCGCCTTCGCGATAGATGCGGATCAGCGCGGCCGGATCCTCAGGTGTGGCCTCGATGCTGAACTCAGTGTCGGGCACGCCCAGGGTGCCCTCGCGCATGATGTGCTCAATGCGGCCCTGAGCGGTGCCGCCGCTGCTGTTCCACCGCACGAAATCACCCTCGGACAGATCGCCGGGTTCGGCCCGCTCGCCGTCGCCGGTGGCTTCCTCAAACATGATCGCGCTGAAGTCATGCTCAGCCAGCCAGTCGCGCGCCTCGGCCGGGCTGTAGCGCAAGCTGCTGAATCGGATCGCTTGAATCTCGCTTCCGCCTTCCTTGATGCCGTAGATAAAATCGATGCCGGGACCGCCCGCATCATTCTCACGACGAAGCGAATCGTACTGATCAGGATCGGTCAGTCTCGCGGCGTGCTCGTTTGGATAGGGGCGCGCAAGAATCACGGCGCTTCGATCTTCTAATGCTTTGAGTCTATCGGTTGCCATCAATCCTCAGGCGCCTCGGTCGGATCCTCAAGCACAGACTCCTCCTCGTATTCCTCCTCCTCCATCGGTGGATCGGTGTCATCAAATGCCGGCATCGCGCCCATGCCCAGCGGGGCCTGCACTGCGCCACTATCACTCACCTCACTTGGGTCGGTGTCGGTGACGATATCCATCTCATCGAGCATCGCCAGCTCAGCCTGACGCGCCACCAGCACATCCTCAAGATCGCCGCCCTGCTCAGCGATCACTTGGCCCAGCGTCTTGAATCCACACCTGACAGCTGCCTTGTATGCCGCCACCTCGCGCTGCGGGTCAACCCACTCCCAGCTGCGCGGCACCCACCGGCTAGCGCGATAGCGGTCTGGGTTGGTCTCATACCCAGGCAGGCTTAGCGCGCCGCTAAGCACCGCCATCTCAAGCCACTGCTCAAACACCTGTTGGTGGAAGTTCTCCACCATGTACCGCTGCAGCACCCGGTAGGTGTCGCGCTCCTCGAGCAGGCTGAGCCGGCTGCTGCTGTAGTTGCTCTCTGAGAAGTTCTTGCTGATGCTCTCGAACGAAACACCCACGCCAGCAGCAACGGCCCGCAGCATCGACCGCGTAAATGGCTCAAGCTGCCCGTCAGGGCTGTTCAGGTCCGGCACCGTGACGCTCTCGCCCGGTTGCAGATACTTGAACACACCCGGCTGGAACTCGCTGACACGCTCGCCCTCGTAGACCTCATCACCCACCAGCTCGCCCTCGGGGCTGGTGATGAATCCCATCAGCGCGCTGCTCGCCCGCGCACGCACCACCTCGGCCTCCTCATAGCCCTGCAGCATGTGAAGCCGCATCAGCGCCGACGCGAACCACGTCACGCCCCGCGTCTGCCCTGGCCGCTCAGGCAGGAACAGGTGGATCACGTCATTAGCCGGCACACGAATGCGGCGGCCGTTGGTGCGCGCGTTGCCCGCGTATGTGTCGCCAGGATGATTCGCGTAGAAGTGATACGCCTGCGGTCGCAGGTATTGATCCACCTCGATGCCCATCCGCACCGTGTTGCCCTCGGCCGCCTGCGGCACGTCATCGTCGATCAGGTAGTCAGCCTCGAGCACCTGCAGCGCAAACGGCACACGGCTATCACCGAAGGGCCGCTTGATCATCCGCACAAACACCTCGCCCGACTCGGCCATGCTGCGCACCAGCAGGCGCTCGATGTCGTGGAAGCCAAGGATGCCGCTCACATCGCAGCGGGTCTTGTGCATCCACTTCTCCCACTGCTCATGGATGCGGCCATTGATCGCCTCATCAAGCTTGCCGCCGCGCAGCATCCGCACCTGCCCCTGATGCCGGATGCCGTGCCCGATCACGTTGTTCTGGATCGCGCGCACCGCCTGCCGCGCGTAGTCGTTGTCGCGGCACAACTGCCGCGCACGGTTGCGCAGTGCCTTGAAGCTCGACTTGATCTCGGCGTCAGCGCTGGTGCCGCTCGTCACCCAGTCCGCTGTCAGCCGGCTGACACGCGCGCCCTGATACGCCCGCATCCGCGGCCGCACCGGCTCAAAACCCATCGCCCGAAACAGTCGAGTTCTCAGTCCCATGTCAGAACCTCACAAACAGATTGTGGGGGTTGCCAAGTCCGTTGGCCATAAGTTCCGCCATCTGCTCACGCTTGACCTCAGCCTTGAGCTTTGACTCAAGCTGCATCAGATCGGCTAGTTCATATTTCTTTAAGCTGCGGTTGCCGATCGTGTACTCACGCACCGCGCCGCCAGATACCAGCGCACGGATCGCGGACTGCACCGCATCCAGATCCTGCTGCGCCTGCGACCGGCCATCAACAGCAGCGGGGGAACCCGTGTAGCTCAGCGATCGCAACACGGTCAGCTGGCCGCTGCCCATCGTGACGGTGCTGCCGGTCTTGGTCGCGACCGCCTGCCAGAACCACGTCCCAGCATCAAAGCCCGTGCTGGTGGCCGCAGCAATCGTGAACTGCCACCCGGTCCCGTAGGCGCTGCCAACAATCGTCGCGCCTTCGCTCGCCGTGTTAGTTCGCAGGTAGTAGGTCAGCACATAGTCGGCGCTGCTGATCGCGTTGCCCAGATTGTCAACGCCTTCCACGTCGCGCCACTGGATCGTGTCGCCCGCTCTGATCTGGCTAGGGATGCGCACGGTTACCAGTTGCCAACGAAGCCACTAGCAAGCCCAGGGGCGGCCTGCTGCTTTGATCTTAGCGCTGGTCGCTTTGCACCTTCCAACTGATCACGCAGCTGCTGCCACATCGTCGCCTTATTCATCCGCCGGCTAAAGATCAACATTGCCGCATAGCCATAGACCGCGCAGTCCAGCGCCTCGTTGCGGTCGCCTGCTTTCTTGACCCACTCCCGTATCGGGAACCCGCGGTGGTACCGCAGCGCCTGCCGTTCGCTAGTCAGTTGCCGGAAGTATTCCGCATCAGCCGCCTGCCCGAAATACAACCCGCCCGCGCCTTCGTTGTGCCGCAACCGTCCGAACAGCGTCGTCTTGATCGTGTCGGTGCCCAGCTGAAACAACGTGACGCCTCGCTTAATCACACGCCCGCGCCAGTTCACATCAACCTTGTTGCCTTTGCCGACCGCCGGGCTGTTGCGTCTGCTGCTGCCCTTGATCGCGACCACACCCTGCCGCACCCGATCGCGCACGTACGCGTAAACCTCATGCGTGCAGTGGCCGCCGCTGTCAACCGCCGTCTGGCTCACCTTCAGCACACGCCCGCCCGTCGCATCCCATTCAGTCGCCAGCACCTGATCCAGCTGGCCCCACACCTCCGTCTGCGTCGGGTCGCCCATCAGCTCCTGATGCCACACCAGCCAGCCAGTCTCAGCCTCGCCCCAGCCCCACACGCTCACCGCCAGCCGGTTGTCCTGCACGTCAACGCCGCAGGTCAGCAGCACCACGCCATCAGGACACTTGCCCGCCGCATAGTCAAGCCGCTTGGCCAGCAACCCGTCAGCGCTCACCGCCGCCGCATAGTCCTCCTCCCATGTCTCGGCCAGCCTTGTGTTCACGAACGCCTTTAACGCCGGCGCGTCAGCCTTGGCTCGCAGGAAGTCATCCACCAGCTGCTCCCAGCTGCACCAGCCCAGCGGGCTGTAAAGCCCCGACAGATGGAACCCCGCAGTCCGGCCGTCAGCCGGTGCCGTAGCGCGCCACTCGCCGCCACGCAGCATCGCCGGTTTGTGCAGTTCCTCGAACCGCTCACCGCAATGCTCGCACTCATAGCGCACATCACCCGGCCGCTTTGCGTCCCACTTCAACCGCGGCCACTGCAACCACTGCATACCGCCACAGCTAGGGCACGGCACATAGAACCGCCGCTGATCACTGCGCAGATACTCCGCCTCGATCCGGCTGAAATCCTTCACCGTTGGCGTGCTAGTCAGCAGGATTTTGCGCCGCGCGAATGTCGTTGTTCGCCGCTCAGCCAACGCGACCGGATCGCCCTCGCCGTCCACATCACTCGGGAACGCATCCACCTCATCAGCGAACAGGTATCGGCACGGCGCCGACCGCAACCCCGTGCTGCTGTTCGCCCCGGTGAGCAACATGATACCGCCGGGATACTCCTTGGCGAACATCGTGTTACCAGAGTCCCGCGTCCTGGCCGGTGCGATCTTCGCTGCCAACACCGGCGTCTCAGTGATCATCGACTCGAGCCGCTGCTTGCTAAGTCGCTTGGCCATCTCAACCGTTGGTTGCACCAGCAGCATCGGCCCCGGCGCGTGGTCGATCACATACCCAAGCCAGTTGCTGCCTGCTTCCGTCTTGCCCGTCTGCGCCGCGAACATCATCACCACACGCTGCACCGAACTGCTGCTGCTCAGGCAGTCCATTGGCTCGCGCAGGTACGGCGTCCGGCTGGTGCGCCACGGCCCCGGTTCCGCTGATGCTTTGCTGCTCAGCCGCCGGTGCGCATCGGCCCATTCGCTCACCGTCAACGGCTGCTCAGGTCGCAGCCCGTCCATGAAGCCCGCGCGCCAGACGCTCATCGCTCCACCTCCGCCAGCGCCAGCAGCGCATCCCGATGCTCACGCGTCAGCACCTCATGGATCACCGTCGGGTCCGTCTCGCCCGCCAACTGGTGGCTCAACCGATCGGCCAGGTTCGCCAGCGCCTCGCGGATGCTGCGGCCCACCTGAAACGCCTCTTTCTTCACCTCATCAGCAGGCACTAGATCACCCCGCTGCTGCGTCACCTGCAGTTTCGCCAGCTCGGCCTGGTAGTGCTCGCGTCTCGCGCGACTCTCATTGAGATCCGGGATTGCATCATCAGGCAGCTTGTCGATCTGCTGCCGCAACTCCTGCGGATCAACCGGGTCGGCCTGGCTGACCTTCGAGTTCGGTGTCGCACGCGTGTTCTTGTTCCACAACTCCAGCGCTAGGTCGCGGTCCAGCCACTTGCGTTCATCCTTCACCACAACTGCCGCCGCGATACGGCTCTTGCTGGCATGAGTCACTGCCGCTTTCGTGCATCCACGAATCGCAGCAAACTCAGCAAAAGTAACCAGCACTGAGAAGAGTTAAAAACCACTAGGCTTAAGTTAACTGATCCTAAACCCCGCTTAACGGTCTAGCCCTGAGTCCAATTTGACGCGACGTGAGATCCCTTGCGGCGCAAGGGTTTATGCGGTTTTTGCGCTGACGCTAGCC